ACGGATACATGTATTTCTGAAGTTTTTCGAGGTCTGTCATTAGTATACCTATATAGTATAGGTAGAGGCTTTTACACCCCTACCTAGAGTTGCGAAAATACTTACTTCTATGGCCAAGCAGGAAGTGTAACTTCTTGAATGTAAGAAGCAATACCAGTGTTGTAAATTGACTCTACGATATACCAAGCTCTTTCCTCTTTTGACAGAGTAGGAACACTTGGATTCGGGTCAAACTCCATTGTCAACGCACGTTTAATCGGAATCATCATCCGGTTATTCGACTTAACGAGATAAATTGTACCTGCGGTAACACCTGTGTATGTGTCAGTTGTTTCTGGAAACTCAATGGTTGTGTCATCATAAGTTACAATCTTAGTGATTGCGGTGAGTGGTGGAAGTCTCATCTGGTTAACTGATGGAAGTCCACTAGCAACAAGAGGAGCAATGTGATGAGAGTCGTAAGTAGAGCAAAGAACGGTAAGATCAGAAGCAACAAGATACTTGTCGTGTTCACCCTTTGAAGGCTCGCTTCTTTTACCCATGTCGTCAATTGCGTTAGACAACGTTCTGTACAGTAACTCCTGTGCACCAGCACTTGCAGTTGTATCAGCAGCAGTCTGCTGTGTACCTGTGTAGGTGTAATCCAAGATTGGGGACATTGCAAGATCATCTTTCTTTGCAGCATGTGCAACTGCAACACCATCATTCATTCTTTCAAGATCGAACGTCTGATTAAACAATGACAACAGTAAAGTGTAATTGAAACCAGTTGCATAAATCTTGAAAGCGATAGCATCGGTCTCACCACCCATGATAGTACCTTGTGGTACTGCCTGACCCTGCCCATCCACTTCACTGAAACGGAAGGCATAAGGGTACATCTCCTGCGGTGTGATTGTCGCTGTTGCATTAGGCATCATAACCTCACGGTAAAAGTTTCCTCTTATCGTTTGGTGTTCCATCTGTCTTACAGTTAGGTCAAATCTCTGTGCGTTGACAAAGTTAGTCCAGTCTGCTGACAGGGTGTTTGTTGACGAGCTTGAAAATTTACCAGAGGCAATCATTTCATTGATTGAACCGCCTTTGAATCGATAATCAAACCCACTCTTGTACTTACCAGTAAGCGTAATTCCTTTTCGGCTAGAAAGAGGACGCATAGCATTGATAAGTGCCATATTCGGTGCTTTAACACCACTAATACCGAACTGAGCATTAGCAATTGTTACAGCCTGTTGCGGTGAAACATGGACAGGTTTACCATCTTCAAGTCTCTTGTAAAAGTCTCTTCTGAGGCTTTCTTTGGAAATAATTAAGTTATTCATCTATCAGCCTCCTATGCTGGGATATAAGAAACATACATTATGCCTCTTGTGTCGCCTGGTGTGTCACCAGCGGCCGTAATTTTGAGAGTTGCTGCCCCAATGGTCACTTCTGCCTGATCGAGTGTTGCCACTCTATCAATTGCTTTGATTGTTACACAGGCTATTGCATCTGTGATAGCATTTCCACCAGTGTGACTTAGTGTTAGTGCTCCATTTGCTTCGCTATTAGTACATACTACCAAAGCATCAAAGATTTTGTCACCAGCAGCTAAACCATAGGTAGCAAGAACAAATTCGATACCACCAGAAGCGTCTGCTGTAATCGGAAGTGCAACGGTTTTTGCTGCATTAAGCGCATAAGCCGTATTAAGAGCAATCTGAGCTGTTGAAGGTGGTTTAAGAAGGTCAGTTGTGTTATCTACGTTGTCTAATGAAAGCTCTGCAACTGTAACAACATGCGGGTTTCCTGCGACAAGACCACGGTGTGCAGTGTTCAAGGCAACAGCTTCTGCAGCACTTGCTGCGTCTCTTACCAAGGTAATATCAGTGTCCTGTGCAAAAGGTCTAAATTCAAGATACGCCTGTGATGCAGTATCAATTGCCGTAACAATACCTACTGCAACAAAGTCAGAAACATTTTCTGCGTCATACAATGCACCAGCCGCATCAGCAGCGTTCGGGTCAAACCATACCTTCCCACCGACAGCAAATGTCTGTCCAGCGCCAACCTGATCTGTACATATGATACGATTACTGTCAATGTTGACAAGTATATCGTCCCCATTCGCAACATCTTCAACGTTACGAACCTCTCCAAAGTACCCATTAAAGATAACAAGTTCAAATTGTTCAACATCACGAGCAAGTGTGTTTTCAAGAACAACAATGCGATCTTTAACGGTTTTGTTTTGGAATTTGTGGTTTCTTAATGTATTAACTGTGACTGCCATGTGTTAACCCTCCATCTCTTCACCGGAATCATCACCAGTGTCGTTGTCACTTCCAGGCACAAAGTTACCATTGGAAGCAAGATCACTTCTCAGTTTGAGAACAGCTTCCTCTGTCTTGACACGTTCAATCTCAGCAAGTACTTCTACTTTTGTACCTTTCTTGATACTAAATAAAGCCTTTGCAACAAGAGCAACTGTCTCATTCTTAAACGCCTCTTTCAGTTCGTTCGCTACGAGTGAATCGAACTCTTCACTTTGTCTTGCTTCCTCACTTTTAAGGTAATTGGTAATGTTGCCATTAACATCCTCAAACGCTTTGAGCCTAAGTAATCCGGCAACCTCGTCAGGTGTCTTGACATCAATGCCAAGTTCGCTGGACAATTTGAGACCATCCAGCTTCCCTAAATTGGCGAGATTCTTAAAACGTACCATCATTTCTTCGATGGTCATTTCTTTTGGTTCTGCTGCCATTTCTTCGTCTCCTTGAATATCGTTACTTCCACCAACGGTGGATTTAGTACCTTGTTTAAAGTTAGTTCCAACAATATTGGCATGTGAGCCAGTCATGTCATGTTCAACTAACGCATTTGTTCGACCTTTTATGGACTCTATGACATAGTATTCAGCATCTCCATCTTCATCAAACTCAACTCTACGCTTGTGTATATCACCAGTTGATGTAGATAACATACCAGCCTTTAACTCACGTACTGTCTTAATTGACAATGCTTTCTTCTCTTCGGTATCACCTTTCAGTAAATAGTTTTTAAGAACAAGTGCATCATCACCATCAATCTTTGTTACTTTACCACCTACAAGATAACCATCTCCAGGTATTCGGAACTGCTCTAACTGCCAGTTAGAATCCTCATGTCCTTTAATGTACATTGGTGATGGTACTGCATTAATACCTTTTGCGAATGACTCACCCCACTCTTTTGTGAGTGTCATAGGTGGATAGTTTAATGTTTTGTACTTATCCCCTAACATAACAGTGTTTACAAAAAAGTAGGGTTCCTCATCACCTTCACTTAATATTTTAAAAGCAGCATCATTGCCAATAGAAACACTATCTGGTAATATGGTAGTAGAGATGTTACTTTTATACCTTACTGGTTCACTTGATACTTCTTCTATCGATTCGTATTTTCCATCAGCACCTTTAACCGGATTATACTTAATTCTATCAGCCATTTGTCTTTCCTCCGTCTACCTTTGCATCTTCCTTGCCACCATCTTCGGCATCGGCGTTGTCACCTTCACCGGTATCTTCCTCACCACCAACTCCTGCACTTGCTTGTGTCTTACCTTGTGGTGGAGCAATCAATCTTCGTTTAGCGGTCTTTGCAACAGTCTTTTCAATATCTAGTTCGTGCTTCTCAAAATCATGTTCTAGGTTCAACAAGTTCAGTTTCTTTAACGTGGTATGTGCTTCTTCATCCCCAACAAGATAATTCTCTTTTAGTTTAACGAGTGCATTTGCATATATGTTAAGAGAGTCTGCTTTTTCTTTTGTGGAAGCGAAGTCAGGGTCAGGCCACTCTAAAGTGAACTTAGAACCAATGTTACTAAACGTTGCATAATTGTACACCATGAACGCAAGTTCAAATACTTTTTGCCACATTGGACTGAACTGTTCTTGTTTATCTGTAACACGTTTACGCCAAATAGGTCGCTGCTCTATAGCAGCGGCAAGGTTCGTACCAAGGTTAGCACCAAAGATTATCTCTGGTGTGCCTGAACCTTCTACTATGTTAGTAAATGCAGTCTCCGACAACTTGGTATAGTCACCTGTTGCTTTGTTGGACTCTATATACTGTATGTCCTCATCACCTTCAAGTACAAACAAATCTCTGTCTTGTAATGATATAGAGGCATTACCTTCTTTAACTTGTGCCCATGTACCAGCACCAAAGTTGTTATCGACCCAATTACCAATACTTCCTGTTTTAACCTTTGACTTAGGATGTCCGTCACGTTTCTGTGAAACTCCTGCTTCATATGTCATGTCATGATAGAACTTAAGCATAGGTTCAATGTTCTCATACTCTGAATGCCCACGAATCTCAAATGTTTCTAAATCATTAGGTAGCATAACAATAGGTATAACACCAAAAGGATTGACCACAGTAGCCTCTTCTTGGTTGCCATCAATTTGTGATGTTCTCTTGAAGTATGTTGCAGTAACCTCTATCTCTGTAGTAGACCTAGCTGATGTTTCTTCCTTCTTAGAGTAGGAGGTCGACTCTTTCAGCTTATAACCTGTTATTGTCTTAAGTACAGGGTCAATCCACACTTCCTTAATAACTTCTGGTGGTATAACAACAAACTCTATATGATCGTTCTGCCATTGTACCCATATTGCATCATCACCATCTCTAGTGCTCATCCTATGAATATTCTTATAAGGTACAACAAACTTATCAAATACTTTCTTCTGAGCTTCGCTTGTGTACATAAATTCAGGCTTACCAATGAAACTTACAAGGTTATCTATGATAGGTTTTGCTAGTTGTCCAGCTAAGGCATAGCGATTGTCTTTATTTCTATATAGGTCACGTGTAAGACCTGTGTCTACACGTTCAGCTAAGTCAAGTTTATATACAGGATACGAAGGTATAGAAATACCTGACTTAGACACAATCTGTCGTGTGTTCCCTGTTGTTTCAGAATACAACTGGTCGTACAACGAGGATAGTGTACTAACTGAGCTGAGTAATAACTTCTTAAGAAGTGGTTGCCGTTTGCTCATCTCTCATCCTTCTTAACTTAACATAAACTTGTTTCATTATAAATGACTTTCTATCAATGTATGTCTTAGGTTCTTTCTTAAACCCATATTTCCTTGCGAACTTAACCCACTCTAATGTGAATAAGTCTTCATTACTACCATATTGCTTAGCAAACTTATCATATGTCAATATGTTTTTAACAGCCTTTTTTGTAGTAGACACAATCTGTGCTACTACATTAGGTTGTTCTCGCCAAGGTGGAAACCTTAGTTGACGTAAATCTTTCGGCAACTTTGCTTTCACTTCTTCCTGCAAGTGCGCCACACCATACCTATCAACTAGGTCTAACAACTCAGACCTTGCCTTATCTTTGTCATCCATGAACGTTGCTAACTGTTCAAACTGCTCCGCATACAATTCCTTGTAGGTTTTGTTATCTACCATCACATCCCCTTATAAATAAAAAATTATACCTGTAGTGCTTCACGTGCCTTTACAACTTCTGGATTGTCACCAGCACATACATGACCAAGTTTAGGATAGTACCCATCAGGAGTTATCTCATCACCAAGGTGTTTGTTAAGCTCAATATCATCCATAACAAAGTCATTATCTCTTGTACAACTATCAACAGCTTTCTGTCTGCTGTCAAACAACCCCATCAACTCCCATGGTTTATCACCTTTCCATCTACCAACTAACCATAGCATCATGCCTTTCTTCATTCTACATCCCCTTAATCATAGCAGTTGGACTTAATCCACCAGAAGCATTAATCTTCTGTGCAATATATATAAATCCACCTGCAACTGCATCTACCATATCATCATGGCCATGCTGTGTACCATCGGTAACACCAGCAGCCTCTTTAACAAAAGGTTTAATCCACTTTGACTTAGCACCTTTATTCTTATAGTCCTTCATACTAAGATACACATTACCTGCCATAGCCTGCGCTGCCAATGGTCGCCAGTACGTAAGCTTACTTGACCTCTTCGGCATCAACTTCACATTGTAACCAGCCAACATCCGCAAATTATATTGTGCCTCAAACTTACCAGCACTACCGGGGTCTTGTTCTAAACAAATAGGAACTTCCCGACCATCTAACTTAGCAGTATCTAACATTGTCTTCTGTAAGTCTCCTGCTTCCCACCTACCATGCACAATGTCTAACACATATATATCATCGTTATCAGCAATAGCAACCAATGCACCACAACTATAGTCGGGGTCAGGGTTCACATCACTAGGTAACGTTGAAGCTCTATCCCAATATCGTACAATCCGTTTAATATGGTACTTGTTAGGTACGCCTTCTGTTCTATTCCAATAGTGCTCTTTAAATATCTCACCAGCTAAAGGTCTTGCAAACCAATTGCCACCTAACAACCTCTGCTGTTCATACTCTAACATCGAACGTAAACTACTCAAGTACTCGGGGTTCTGTGATAACAATATTTTGTTATCCGTTATCTTACTTGGTATAAACGTTACACTCTTTGGCCGAAAGTGCAATGGGTTAACGTCACTCTTTTCAAGAGCAATGATGTACTTCCCTTTACCACACTTGTAGTTCACTTCCACTTGTAAGTCTAGTGGTGTGTCACCCCAATAAATTTCATTCTCAATACGCACCATGTATCGTATGACACCCGCACGTTCTGCAATAGGAAACCCTGCTTGCTCTTCCTTACCTTTCTCCCCTTCCTGTTGAATCCACCACGATAAAAAGTCAACAAGGAAACTATCAGGGTCGGGGTTACAAGTTCCTCTCATGTAGGAAGCTACACCCGACATCGACCTGTTTCTTGACCCCATGTAAAAGAACTGTGTGTTGGTAAAGTGTTGCAGTTCATCAAAACCAATTAATGCAATCTGCGACCCATCCCAACTTATCTTGTCCTTCTCATACTGCATGTGGCTAAAGGATACTGTCATACCCTTCTTAAAGCTATAATGCGGCTTTGGTGTCTTAACACCTACTGCATTAAACTTACTATACAAGTCTTCTGCTGTATCCCACAACCCACCAGCGTTTGTTATCTGTGCTGACTCTCGTCTAAAGATAACCGCCTTGAACTTCGGGTTGTTATGATAACGTAAAGGCTCTAGTAGCAACCCATACGACTTGCCACCTCCAGCAGCACCACCCATTATACATATATCAGCAGAAGAAGCAAGGAACTGCGCTTGTGGCCCATCTTGGGGTCGCACAATAATCACGTTCTGCTTCGTCCTTGTAAACTTACTCTTGCCTACCGCAAAGTCTTCTAGTAACATGCTACCACACTCTACCCT